TTTAAAGTCTGATGTATTCTTGTCAAGCATTAATATAATACAACCACCATCTATATCAATTCCTTCTACTTCTTTAAGAAGATACTTATATGCTGATAATTGCATAAAATGCTTGTAGTTAGACATCTTGCTTGTCTTAAAATCTACTAAATAAACTTTACCGTTTATCTTTATAAGTAGATCTAATGTACCACCAAAATATTTACATACTAACGACTTCTCAGCCATTAATATCTCTATATCTTGTGATGATATTATTTCCCACCATCTTAAGAATGCTTGAAAAGCATTCTTTGTTTTATTTCTTATATTAGTATCTAATAAAGTATTAAAATCAGGCAATGTCCCATACATAATATAATTATGAATAAAATCATGTACGTATGTACCTATCGCTAATGCTTCGTCTTGATATACCGTATGACTTTTTCTTTGAAATCTTCCTACTTTATTAGCCCATTCTAATAAGTATGGAGAACTTATCATATCCAATATATCATTCACCCTAGGTATAGGATGATCTTCGTACAAATAAGTTACTTTTGATGGGTCTATTACTAGACCCATATCAAAAGGTATTACATCATTTACCATATCGTTTCTCCTTATAATCTAAATACTTTATACAAATAATTTTCTTTAATCTAGAATTGTAATCTGGATTATTCAAAACTATATTTCCAAAGCGTTTATACTTAATAGCTTCAAATTGCTTCTTGAATTCTCTAAGGGTATGTGTATCTAATTCAATAGTAAAATGTACGATATCCCGTGAGTTAATCTTTTGCTCTGGTGATAAATCTCCACCATGCTCGAATATATCTAGCATCTCTTTTTCTGATTTAGAGGTAATACAAGTGTCTCCGTTATTATAAACTTCAATTATTTGCCATTTGGTTTTGAATTCTGTATCGCGTTTTTCGTTTAAACCTAAAACTTCAGGTAAACATTTCTCGCAATAATACTCTGGTGCCGCGTCGCTTCTTCTTTTTATGGTTATAGGTTGACTGTCTAAGCATTTTTCCTTTTTGCATTTATCACAAATGCATCTAAATTTCACTACTGATGTTACTCCCATTTTGTTTTCCTCCTTAAAATGTATTATAAGTTAACTTTTACGTTATTATAATATACCATTTATATCAAAGTTAAAATCCATGTATATTTATAACCCGTAACATACCATTAAAATGAGCCTGATAAGGAGGGTTAAGACCATATGGGTGCTAAAACTAGAAATTATGGCGACACTTATTTTTATTCAAAAGGTAAATACGAAGAGGCCGTTTATAAGTTTATTATGTCCGCAGAACGTGTTGATAAAAACGACAAATCATTCGAAGATATTAGGTATGAAGTAAAAAGGCGTCAGATTTATAAATCAATCGTAAACGTACTCGACAACCAAAATATATTATTATTATACAATGAAAATGGCCCATTACCAAGATCTTTCAAAATATTCACTTGTAAAGATCCTAAATCTGGTGATGGCAAAAAGAAAGTATTTATTGATGTAACTGGTATTATCTCACAAGTAGATGGTGCATATACTATCAAGTCTAGATCTGTAGATACTTTTATAGCTTATCTTATCGCTGCTATGATAGAGGCGATATATTATACAGATCCAAATAAATTAGTTAATAAGAATGATATCATTGTATCTGGTGGAAAATGTTTTGCTAAATTAGTATTCTATATTATTGATTATTTAAGAATTGGTAACGTAGAAAAAGTTAGAGAAAAAACTTTATATTTAGCATCTAGATACTATGAAGAATGCTTATTAGGAAAATCAGGAGAAACAGTAGAAAATAGAGCAAAGAATTTGTCTGGATTAACTAAAAGAGAAATCGATGTATTAAATCTTTACATCGATCCCGATTCTTTTAAGAATATTGATACATTTATATGCACATTATCTAAAGCCTTAAAAGATGATAGATTAAATACAACTATCTTCTTCGAAAAATGGAGATGGTTATTCGGAGCATCTACGGCATTTGCTACAGAATTATTTACCGTATTTGCTAAAATGATTACTGATGTTTATGTAGCTACTTATATCAATAATCAGAAGACTATTGAAAATGTAACTAAACCGACATATATCGAATTTAGTAAAGCTTTATTGCAGATAGGGAGTGAGTTATTTTGATTAATGTAAAAGACATAAAGTCTCTTAAAAATCAATCTTTATATCCTACCAGTAATGAAAAATATGTTTTGACTAAAAGATCAGAAAGAATAGTAAGAAGCCCAGAGTATAAAATTCTGGGCTTTTTGCATAATTTTTGTTATTCTTTTTCTAATTACTATGTGACTAGAAGCAATTTAGATGGTGTAATATTATCCAAAGCTTATATAGGCGATATAGAATATGGGGCTTTTAATGAAAACGTAGATTTCTTTTATTTATATAAAAATAAAAAATTTTATAAAGTTGATAAGAATCTTAATATAGAATGGGAAATAGAAACAGATGATTATATAAGAAATATTACAGAAGATTCAAATGGACATGCTTTTGTAGTATATAAAAATAGTCGTATTATTCATGAATATCTTCCTGATAGTTCTAGATTAAGATCATTCAGAGATAGTGATGATGTCACTAATAAAACAAGAATATTTAAAACCTTTGTAAATAAAGGTAGAACCGAGATGTATACTATAGGTTCTATATTTGTAAAAACAGATAAACCTTTTGTATCATCCACAAAGCAGTCTTTACTCATTACAGAAGAAGGTAAATTTCTTATGGATGAGAAAGATAATCCTATAATTATATCTGTATTGGTTAATCAGATTAATACTGACTATATGGCTCAGTATGCTGAAACTTTTATAGATACTTATGATCTAATTACAGGATTGAGAACTTCGCATAAAATATTATCTAAAGATTATGGTGTTAAATCTACCGATCCTTATTATAATTTCGATAATATTTATGTAAACGGAAATAATATTTATATATACTCTAATGAGTATATACAAAAAGTCAATAAATCAATGGTCAATATATGGAAGCATTATTTTGCCTATAATGCTGCTACTAAAAGATATAATCAATTAGGTCATATAGAATATGATGATAACGATTACAGCGAATCATTATATTTCTTAGAAGACTTATACGAAACAGATGGACACGCCTTTGGTAAATTAACTACTAAAGGTGATCTTATTTGGAAAATAGGTTTTGATAAGAGTATAGTGGACTCTAAATTTTCTTTTGGTATATATAAAGAAAATATGTTTACTTCTCATAAATCCATCATAAATGTAGTAGATAACTATTATCTCGCAGTAAATAACTATAATACTGTATTTGAAACTAAAGATAATAAGCTTATCAAAATTATAAGAAATAATGAAGATGAAATATATTCTAACGAATATTATGACAGTTATACATTATTGGCAGATGTAATTAAAAATACTGTACCTGAATATATTTCTAGACCATTATATATTAGAGGTAATGAGCCTCTTCTAAATGAAGATGGTGAACCTATACTCGTAGACGAGTATAATACTCATTATCTTGATCCAGAAAATTTTGATACTTTTGTATTGAAAGGATTGGAAGTTAGAGATACTCCTTATCCTAACGGAGCTATCGTAACTAAGCAGAATGGATATATTATTCAAACTTTAAAGAAAAAAATAATTAGTACTCTTAAAGCAGTAAAACCGCCTAAAATAAACGAACCATCATCAGCTATTGCTATAGGCCAAGCTAAAATCGGTTTAGCTAAAATGGGAGGGTCTACAGAAAATGCTGTTAAAGATATTATATACTTTGCTGGTATAGGTATAGGTCGTATAGGTAAAGCTAAAATACTTAAAGATTATATTCCACCAGAAGAGCATTTTGAATATACTTTTAATCTTTGTGGAGATAGACATATATTCAGAAATAATATTATCACAAAGAAAAAAGGATTAACTATATTAACTAAACGTACTGGAGCTTCTATAATGAAGAAAGTAAAGAATTATTACAAATTCATATTTAGAAGATTCCAAGATTTAGATATAGTATTAGAATTTATTAAGCAAAGCGGCATATTAAATACTAAATTACCTAAATTTGCAGATAAACTTATTCATCATACAAGACATATGATAGAAGATATGCAGACAGCTCATATACCGGTTTCATATGATTTGAAAACACAAAAAATGTTTTCATATTATTTCGATTCTTGGGAAATGCCTATTAGAACTTTAAAGACTCAAGTATATCTTTGTCATAATTTACCTTGGACGAGAAAGAGAGATTCAGATAGTATTTTCATTGATAGTATGGCTAATGTAATCAATAGTGAAATTATGAAACCATTTATCATGTTTATCGACGGAAAAGCTATTAAATGGTCTAATATGACTATAGTTCATAACTGGGAGTATGATTATATTATTATTTCTAATATAGATCATGATATCTCATGTAAATACGAAGTAAATAGCATTCTATTACCATGTCTTATTAGATATGGAGAGGATGAAAATGTACTTCCTATTGAATGTGAAAAATTCTTATTTGATAAGAACGGTAGATACGTAAATAATCCAGAAGCAGATGGAATACGTGTAGAAATTATAGATCCTAATATTTCTGGAAATACTTATAAGTACGATATAAATACTAATTATATTCAATTAGAAGCTGATTATAATCAGATTTCTTCTGATAAGAATATATTGATATTCGAGGATAATAAATTTGATCCTACTAATATTGATTATCTTACATATCATGGAAAGAATATTTATACTTATAATAAAGATGCATTTGCTTATATGAAAACTTTCTATTACATTAAAGCAAATGATACTAAGAATATATTAAATAAATTACCACATCAAACTCAAGTTGATAAAGATATTCAAACTAATATATTTGATGATAATAACAATGGTTATCTTGATAATTTCCGTAATAACGATTTTGATTATTCTTATAATAAGAGATATTCTTATAACGAAAATGTATCAAGAGCTATTGAATATATCATGGGATATGATATGTCTTTACTTAATAAGTATTATACTGACGAAGCTAATATATGCTGTATGTGTTTCAGTGGTAAAGATATATTAGATAGAGTAAATGGTAATTACTTAGAAATGCCAAGAGATAGAAAATATGGATTAGATGATTATGTTGTAGTATATAAGAACGGTAAATTATATGAAAGATTTAGAGAGATAGAATACAAAGCTAGTATGTTTAAGATACCAGTAAACGGTTCTATCAGTGAATCAGATACTATAGAAATCGTTCATTATAAACACGTAGAAAATATGTCTTATCCTACAAGATTAACTCATATGTCTCCAGAAGAGCAAAAAATATTAGGAAAGATTCCTGCTATAGATTATGCAAAATTAGATTTTGCTCAATTATACGAGAATAATTGGTATTATAGCAGAATTACTTCCGATGGATTACCTGTATATGATTATAAAAATTATCTTACAAGACATCTTAGATATGGAGATTTACTTATATTCGGAAATAATAAATCTGGATCTGAAAAGTATGATGATTTTATTAAAGATGATAATTATATACAATATCCTGTAAAATTTGTTTATAGGAATAATAAAGATGAGTATAATAGATATCAAGATACAGAGATAATAATAAAAGATAGATATTATAAATACAAAATGCTGAACTTTACTTCTAGTAGGCAGTTTAGGCAAATGTATTATAACGTTTTCGAAGAACAATCTATATTTGATCTTGATCAATCTTTTAGATTCTGTCAGAATAAAAAGCAATACTTGGTATTCGTCAATGGAAAGAAATTAAACTTTAATGAGTTTGATTTATTGATTCCTAGAATGGATAAGTATACTATTTATACTATAAGAGCATTGACTGATTCAAATGGTAATGTAATACTTGTGAATGATAAACCATTAGAAGTATTAAATACTGAAGCAGAAGATATATATACAGAAACAGATAGAATGTCTATCAGAACAAATATTCCTTTAAACCAAGGGGATATTATAGATATATTATACGTACCAGATCCTTACGATGAAATTATTTTAAATAATTATATTCCTAATGAAAATGGCGTAGTAGAATTAGACAAAGATATATTACAATATCCATTTAGTAAAGATTTATTCCTTATATATATGAATGGAAAGAAAATATCTAATGATCTAATTGAAGATATATCAAAAAATAAAATCAGAATCAAATCTATATCTGATGATGATAAAGTTAACATGAAGAATATCACTATATGTAAATATATAATTCCGGATAAAGTATTAAAAGAATTGTATAGTTACGGAGATGATTGGTCTGATGCTATAGATAAATTGAATGATTCTGATTTCCATAAATTATTTGTAGATCTTAAGAAGCTAGTATAAAAAATAAAGGAGTATATCTTTTTAGATATACTCCTTTTTATTATTCACTCATCGTTTTGAGAAATGATTTAAGATCGCTGCTCATTCTTGATAAAAGTTCAGATGTAAGCTTATCAGATAATTTGAACTTGAGTTTTGTCAATGTAGGTAAAGTATTTATTTGTAGTAATGCATCCATGTTGATGCCATATTCATTAAGCTTATTTACGCAGTAATTTATATCGGTACTTTGTATTCTAATTACTTTTTTGCTATTTAAATCTATATGAATAATTAATGATACCATAGTATCTTCTAATGATGAAAATATCATAGTGACTCTAGATTGTTTCTCTGCAAATTCGTGATATGCAAATTTTTTATCATTAGATATAAATAAATATGTTTCAGTTTCATCTGTATTAGTTTTATAAAATTTGAAATTATTATTTTTCTTAAAAGCACCATCAACATCTACTATCTGTTCTAATATTTTAAGCCTGCATTTAGATTCATCTAAAAATATTTGCAAAAGTTCAACTATAATACTGGTTACAAAGAATATTATAAATAAAATATCAATAGCCATAATTAAAGCATATGTGTTATTATCAAAATAATTAGTCATCATAATTTTCAAAATCTCCTTTTGAATAATAGTCTAAAATAGATATCGCTTTAAATAATTCATCATCTTCAGATTGTTCGGCATCTTCTGCTATTAACGATGATATTGTTTTTACTATATCTTTTCCAAAACGAACTATGTATGTATACATCATAATCTCGCCAGAATATGGATTTCCGTTAATACTATTGTTTTTACATGTTAATATCTCTTGGTCTCTCGTATTTATAACTACATCATATACATTTTTGATAATTCTACCAGCATTCAATATTACGTGCAATTCGGTAAATGTTTCAGATTCGATCGGTATATGTCGCGATGCTGAATAAATATGTATAGTTTTGGTGTTTAAATATATCTCCAAACTACAACTATTATCACTTTTAATGTATTTACCGTCTTTTCCGTATGTATTTACTAAATATATAAAGATATAAGTTATATATAAATACACCATATCATATTGAAAATCTTTTGGATAGTTATTTTGTCTATCACATGAGATAGTTTTAACTGTACTAAACATTTTTAATTTATTTATCTTATTTTCAAATAAGCATATAGTACCTAAAAATATCCCCAGGATTATAATAATACGCATCATCACATACACCTCATATCATGTTCTATATCTAACAACTCTTTTCTAAGCTTACTTAAATTATTTCTAATTAATATTAAATAGCATGTATTGCTAGTATTACCCTTAGTTGCATTCCAAGCACATGTAAATTTATCTATCGCATCTATATAATATTCTATATGATTTTCCTGAAAACTGATAGATTTATCAAATGTGCACCAATGGTATAATCTATCTACCCCTTTAAATCCAAAAGTATTATGATCTTCTGATATTTTCAATAAAGACTTATCAAGTGAAATTCCATTATCTCTCTCCATAAGATAAAAACCATAGAATTCGTCTTTCGTTTTATTTAAAGTATCATATATACATTCTTTTACTTTGTAATATTTTTCGTTTATCTCTTTACTTTTCTTATATTTTTGGATATATATAATTAGTAATGCTATTAACCATCCTATTTCTACAAGTAATGAAAATATAGAAAATGCTAAATACACATCATTAGATACACTTCCTCTTTGATACTTACATACTATACAGATTAGATATCCGAAAAAAGCTACGAACGAACACATTGAACCGAAAAATAACATCCCATCTTTATCCATTTTATAATCTTCCTTTCTTGAAAATAATAATCCGGTATGGCAATTCATACCGGATTATATATTATTCTGCATCTACGTTTTCAAATTCTTTGATACTATTAAATACAGCTTCGTAGTCTCCCTCAATAATGCAAATAGGGGAGTCTTCTACTTTAGCTTTATCAAGTACACTTTTATATGAAGCTATAAGCATATCTCTTGTGTATTCAGTGGATCCAAAATATGTTTCAAATAATGGATTATTACCTTTAGTTCTAGCTTCACAAATATACTCTTTAGAAATACATCTATTATTAGATACAAGATTATTGACGTTTTTGTAAGATATTGCAAATGTCTTGTATCTATTCCGAATAACGTTTCTGAATATATAACCCGCATTATCAATATCTTCTAAGCATATTACAGCGTCTTGCATTCTTAAATAATCGCCTAATAATAGATGGTACATATTGTCAGATTCCATACAGATATTTACAAAATTAAGAGCATCTAATACGGATTTCTGATAGTCATCATTTTCTGAAATATAAATTAATCTAGGTATAATAATATTATCATTATATAAAGATTTTACATTAGTTACATAGGTTCCGTTTACAAATTCCGTATTAAAGAAATAATACGGATATTTATTAGCAAACATTTTCGGAGTAATATCTGAATGATTTACAATGTTTACTGTATATATATTGCACATTGCTAATCTTTCTTCTGATATCATTTTATGTTTTTCTTTCATAGTTTCTATGATATCATCAGGAAGATTATATATTCTTTTCAATACTACAAACTGGTTTGATGGATTGAATTGCACAAAGCAAGAAGAATTCTCGAATGTAATGATTCCCTCTTCTTCATTAAATTCATATCTCTTAACTTTATCTACATCTCCACCGCCAATACAAATATATGTATTTAAAATTCTTTCATCTGGGTTTAAAAATTCTGATCCTCCAATTGGGTCTTCTAAACATAAGTACTGCTTATTTTCGATTGCTTTAATAATATCTTTATTATTCATGATTCAACCTCCATTGATGTATATACAACTCTTGGTCCTAATGGTATACAGCGTTCATATAATTCTGGTTTATCTATATCAATTCCAAAAGTTTCTCCCCATTTACCAAAATTAGCTCTTGCTTTTATTTTTACATACTTTTTGGTATACCATTTGATAGCTTCATTTTCATTTAAAAATAATTTTGCTCCCGATATTTCGGTACTGACAGATTCGACCCCTCTCGCATAATATATCACTCCACTATTACCGACATAACCGATAACGTATCTTTTGTCAACTGTACACATATTAATCCTCCTTTTCAATTTCGATGAAATATGGTTTATCTACATTTATTCCAAACTCCTTTTTCCATCTATAAATATTAGATCTAGCTTTTAATTCTGGATAGCGCATTGTATAATACTCTGTAGCTTCTCGCATATTTCCGAATGTCATAGCATGATCAATAGTTATAGTGCATGGACTTGAATAATCTCTTGTGGTTAGATAATTACTTTTTCCACTAATTTTGTTCTTAAATACTATTACTATCATAAGTTTTCTCCTTTTTAATTATTTTTTCATAATTATAATATATAACTTATTTAGTTATTCGATCTTTAGAATCTATCAATAATAATTGGTTATTGAAATACTCTAGATCCATATAAATAGTTATATTTACCTTATTCTCTATAACTGGAGAATTTATTATAATCTTGTATTTTTCCCAATCTATTTTTATATCAGATTCCTTATGTACGTTATAAATTTTTATATTTAAAAATATAGAAGGAGATAATCCACTTTCGACATGGTTATGTAATACTTTTAATAGTTTACTTTCTGACAATAATTCTTCAAATTCTATTACTTTCTCTTCATCTTTATCAAAGTAATAATCTGTAGTTATATATTGTCTCCAATTATGTTCATCTACATCTGGTGGATCTATATTATCAAAGTCAAAACTATATAATCTTAATAAAGAATTTCTTTCTTCAAATTCTTTCTTTAAAGTTTTATTGGTATAATAATAGTAAAATGCTGGCGCCGGAAAGTGTAATGTGCATTGCATTTCTAGATGAAAGTTTTCATTATTCATTCCAACTTGTTCACCATCATCCTTCTCTATATTCTCCAAATTGTATATTCTCACGAACGTGTCTTTCATTCTAATGAAAAATTCGCTATTACCATTAGCACTCCTAAACTTATAAAGAAATGGTATATGTGAATGAGAATTTAAGTATTTCATAAATCCACATATATTTACTATTCTAGGTCTATTGTGACAATCATTCGTAATTTCAAATCCAGTATCTTCTGCTATATTTAACATTATTTCATATGGCACATGGATATCCATATTCACATATTTACCAGTAGTACATCCAGATCTAAATGCTAACCTCATATATTCTAATAAATCTAATTGTAATGATCTTGTATCTACTCTTATCTTAAATACAAAATTCATTTCTATCTGTTTCATTCTTATTCCTAAAAATTGATTATTCTCATAATCTTGCATAAATCCAGTATTAAAAAATTTGGTTCTTCTTGTAAGAACCTCTCTGCCACCTTCAAATAAATCTACATGATATCTATCATATTCAGTATTTATTGTAGGTTGTATAGCAAGCATAGGTGTTTCTTTTACTATAGGCATATTCTGATTAAATTCTTTAAAATCATCAAATATATATTTTCCATCTACATATACAGATTTAAAGAATCCTTCTTCAAATTGAGATAAAAACCAATATCTCATAAATTCTACAGCTAATCCATAACTATGAGCTATAGAAGGAATAGATATATTTCTTTTTAAAGCAATATCATTAAAATAAGTATTGTCATCTGTTCTTAATATCATAATCTCACCCTTTCTGGTCAATTACATAATTGTTTCAGAAGACAAAAAATAAAGGACTAGAGCGATTACTCTAGTCCTTTTATAATTATTTTGATTTGAGTATTGGAGAATCCAAAGGTAATGCTTTCTCTGTTGTAAAATCTGCAGGATAAAATTCTTGAGAAGTGATATATTGATTATTCCTTCTATATTCATGTATACTATATTTTAATTTTCTTCCGCTAATTTTATCATTTTCATTAAATTCTATACGAGTAATTTCCCTATACGTTTCATCTACTAAATCGGTATATGGAAAAATTGTATAATCTCCATCTGTAATATCAGGATCTTCTACCATTGTGATTATCCAATTATCTACATAAGGTGATAATGCTTTATATGTAGATAATCCTCCTATTACACAAAATGTAGCTGTAGGATTTCCTGTTAAAATCTGTTTAATTTGATCAAGATTATAGTATGCTACATTTGGTACTATATATGGACAATGTGTCTTATCATTAGTTAATACTAAATGAAATCTATCATCCAATGGAAAATATTCTTCATCGAATGTTTTTCTTCCTATAATCATATTTGGATATAATGTAGTGATTGTTTTAAATCTATACATATCTGATGGTAAATTATACATAAGCTTACCATCTTTAGCCATTTCACCATTTGGTCCGATACATACTAATGCTATTACTGTTGCTCTTTCCATAATTAATTCTCCTTTTTATTCACAATAAGTTCATCCAAATACTGCTTTGGTACAGTAACGACTTCATATTGCTCTATTATCGGTTTATTGATATCATAATCAAAATTATATGACGCATAAGCATTATCAACCATTAAATCTATATAATGCGTGCGATATACGCCATATGCTTCATAGATACTATCAAATGTCTTCGCTGATAATATATCTGCGGTTATAGTATAAATAGGTATTTTTGATAATTCATCTATAGAATCGTTGCAATCTTTAGAAATATACACCTTAAATTTATCATTAATAGTTTTATCTTTTGCTTCAAAACAAATTACGTATTTATTCATATTATTTTCTCCTTTTTAAAAATAGAGTCTATGGTAAATACATCATAGACTCTAAAGTGATTAATTTTTACTCATTTTCTGTAACTGTACTAATTCATCTGCAGTATATAATTTTCTTCCTAACGATACAAATGTATTAGTATTAATTATGACATCTCGCTGATGATTTAACCTATTATCAAACGATCCATCATTTCTACTAATATACATACTCTTCGCAGGATTAAATACTCTATTTGCTGCACGATAAAATTCATCATTTATAATATACCAAATATTCAATGTATCACCCAATTCATGTTCATCGATTATGGCTAGTAATCAATTTGATCATCTGATCACTCTGTCGTTACAACAGACGTTCAGACTATATCTTCATCTCTATACAAATTACATATAGAGAGTCTCCCATTTGGATTTAAAGGGGCTTAATCGCGGGTTGCCCTACCAGTTTTATAGCCTTCTGGCTCTACGAAACAAGTTCTAGTCGTTGAGGGTTCATCTTTTTTAATAATCGCATACGACAGGCTTATATAATTTATATTTTTCAGAAATAGTTTTTCCTGTCCTTCCACGGAATACTAAATCTATATAAATCTTAAAGTCTTGCCTATCTTCATCTGGCATCTGAAAATAATCCATAATTTCTTTGTAGCTATACTCTTTTTCGGATAATAATTTGCAAAGGGATTCTGTAATTTCTGGTGGATATCTATTATATAATTTGGAATTTGCTCTAAATGAATAATCTTTCGATATATCTCTATGAGTTTTTCCGTATTTTATGCTAGATATTGTTCCTGAAAATCTCATTCTTTCGCATTTATTTAATATCTGAAATTTATCACAAATCTCTGATGATGCTAAACCTTGATCTAAATATTCACAAATGGTTCTTATGATAGATTCGTCATACTTAGCGTTCGGATGATAAATACCACGATTATTATTTAATCCAGTATCCCATCCATGCCTAGTATTGTCTATTGGAGTTATCCATTCTAGATTATCTATATCCAAATTGGTTTTTATACCATCTTTGTGATTTACCTGTAATTCGTTAAAATTAGGATTATAATAGAAAGACATTAGTTCTATTCTATGAATTCGTACAGTTTTTACCCCAATTCCTGGAACTTGAATACTAACTCTACGATATCCATCTTTGTCTGCAGATATACTTAAAAATCTATTTCTAAGTCTATCATAAACTCTGCCTTTATTACTAATTATATATCTTTCTATAATTATACCGTTCCATATTACCGGAACCCAGTTTTCAATACTATTCATAGAATGATATATAGGATTACTATAAATTTCTTCAGTTATCATAATATTCCTCCTTTCTTCTATATAATAGTATACGATTATTTTAAAAAGTAGCTTCCCTGCTGATCTGACATTATAAAGTACTTAGGCTCTCGCCTTATACCATCTTCAAGATTTTTTCTGTCTTTCGACTGCCATTCGCGCTTATCATCACTGATTACGCTGTAGCTCTTGAAGCCGTTAGCCATTCCCAGCATTTAAAGAGATTTTTCACAGTACCTCGCGGTAGTGTGCGACAGTGTTGTTTATCGAAGTCCGCACCTAATGATACAAGAACTCCTAAAGGAAGTTCCATAGTATAGGAATATGTTATACCTACACAATACATCTGTAATATAGATCCATAGTTAATGGTTGGGTTTCTATTAATAATAATAGGAATACCTTTTCCACTCTTATGTTTCTTAATCATACTTTCAATGATTCTTACGATTAATGGATCTGTATTTATCTTTGCTGCATACCATCTATTGTATGCATCCTGAGAAGATAAATTATATGATTTCTTAAGAATATTGATAATGGAAGCATGTAATAATTCTACTAAAGAATTATAACTAAGTAATACTTGATCGTTTCTTAATTTCGGATTAGATACAATTACACATCTACCTGTAAAGTTATATCTACCAGCAAATAAAGATCTAATTGTACCTTTCTTACCTTCACAAATTGTAACGATATTATCATATAATTTCATGAATTCTACTTGGATATCGTATAATAATTGTGCTGTAGGTTTAATCTTCTTATTAGAATTAAACTTAGATTTGGCAAAGTTTAATTCAGACACTAACTTATTAATCTTAGTATAAATGGCATTGGACTCTTCAAAATAGAATGATTCTTTATCTTCATTGAATGGTCTAAGCATTGTACTAAATACAGGAATAGATTGAGTAAATACTTTATCTCTATTCTCCATAATATTCTTGTAATACTCGATTTTATTTGGAAATTTTGCTTTATAATAATCCATAATCTCGTCAAACCTATTATGGAATTCTACCATACCAATTCCATAGAATGGTTGATCTTCATTCTCGATTATATGGATATGCCCATCTTCATCAATCTGAGCATCATATTTGATAATACTATCTAATTCTGTTTTACCTATTAAGAATTCAATAGATTTAAATAGATTACAATGTATAACAAAAAAATCGTCAGATTGGATTACTATCCAACCTGTGTATCTGGGATTTGTTTCTACATTCTCTACTTTCTGTCCGCAGAATTTGCATTTTAATCCAAGATTGATCTTGGATCTTGTCATTCCACATTTACATCTAAATGTATTCTGGAATTGATCTTGATCAGAAAGATTATTTCCATATTTAGATGAAAATATAGAATGATCATCTTTAAGATCTTTTTTGATTCCATTTGTGGGAGATACAATAAATCCGTTACCAGATCTAATGTCTTGTACTCTCTCTTCGTCGAAATTGATTCTTTCCAATTCCGTTGTGAATATCCAGTCTGGATTATGTGGATATGAATAAGTAAAATCCAATCCAACTCTTCCATCCGGAAGTCTCTTTAGACATTTCATAATTATCTAACTCCTTTCTGTATAACGCTATAATAATATATCGTTATTTAAGTGTTTCAGATCTAGTAAAAATGGACATATAGGATATCCTATATGTCCACAATTTTCTCTTCCCATGCTTCAGCTCTTAATTTATTTACTATTTTCATTATATATCTTTCTTTAAAGAATCTTTTATTTATTTCTTTAATATATCCAGATTCTTTTAATAAATAAATGATCTGAGTATTGGAAATATAATGTTTAATACAATATCTTATATACTTTTCTAAAGCATCTTGTTTAGCATTTCTAAAAGTAAGTAAAGCATTAGTTTCGTCAGAATTAGCCCACATTAAATTTTCTGGTCTGAAATTGCTATAATCTCTATCCTTGATATATACTTGATTTCTCTCAAAAAACTTATCTGATCCATTTCTAGGAATATATGTAGTAGCAACTAATCTTGAAATCTTATATTCTTTTTCTATCGCATATTTATCGTAATATACAATACCATCTATCATATTATATTTACAAACTTTTAGTTTTACGACTTTACCTTTATCAGAGTTGTATGATTTTAAAGGAGTATTATTTCCTTTCATATATACAACCCCATTAGCCGTTATAAAATATGATTCAACCAATGTATATTTGTCTGAATCTAAAACTAAAGGCATTTTTTGCATCATAATTATTTGTCCTCCCATTCTCCGAATACTGTATCAAGTGGTATTTCAGTTAACTGCTCTGTGGAATCGTGGAAAGACTTCATTGATATATTTTTCAAAGTAGAAGGAATCTTGGATTCTGTTATACCGGCGTTCTTTATACCTATTCTGTATAACATATTGCCTGCGCACTTATTACATATACCTGTCTTAGATTCACACATAGAAGCAAATCTGAACTTGACAACTTTATTTAAATAGTTATCTACATTTTCAGATGTCAATTCTACAAGCTTGCCTTTATCAACTATATAAGAATACATCCAAAATGATACATTCTTTTTAGTTAAATGAACTTCTACTGTATCTTTTGTATGACAATCTGATCCAGGAGCGTCTAAAGTGACATGTTGCAGTGTATATACAAATAGCTTTTCCCAATAACCACCATCAGCAGTTTTTCTTGCTCGTTTAAATGGACCAGCAGCTAACGAGTTAGCTATCAATGAATATTCATCTGCTTTGATTCCATCTATATAGTTGGATGTAGCAAATTTGTATTTCTGCTTAGCATAAGGATCAGGATCTTTAATAACTCCTTTTACAACGAATATGTTTTTAAAGTTATTATCCGTAGTACCTCTGGCCTTGGAGTTATATACATCCATGGATGGATCGTCTCCCATATAATCTAATGCATATTGCAATAATTCTTTTTCGACTCTGTTGCCTACAACTTCGTCTCCTCTATCTAATGCTTCTTTATTTTTTGCTAAAAGCTCTTCTTTCTTTTTCTTAATAGCATCACTGCAAGTAAGCATTTTATCGGTATAATTAGGAGCAAGTATAGTTACATAAGGCATTATCTTTTGTGTCTTATTTAAATAATGCTTTAAATAATCAAGAGGTATTTTATCTTCTAATAAAGCATAAGATAATTTCTTATTAATATCTCCAAATAAATCATTATCTACAGACTTATTTATATAATGAAATAAGTCAAATAATTCATTTTCAAAAAAGAATTTATTATATATAAATAAACCTACTGTAGTAGTAAATGAATTTTTGTTTTTCTTTTGTGGATTTGGACCGTAAGAATTTGCAGGAATAGTGACTATATCATACGGATTATATTTTCTTTTTCCATCAAATTCTCCAAAAGTCTCCATTATAAAAGATAGAGTTATATCTTCTTCTTTTAAATCAACCAGGGCTTTTATTTCATCCGGATTAGTGATCATTTTTGATTTACGTTTACTAGCCATATAATTATTTCCTTTCTTATAATACTAGTCTTAGATTACAGTATTGTTGAACTTAGGAAGAATTATAGAAAAAAATAAAAAATAAATTAATCAGGCTAAGCCTGGACCCCTAGCTAATGCTAGAGGTCTTGGTTCTTCTTACTTACGAATTTTGTTCATAAGCTTGAAGAACAATTTTTGGCCTGCCAGTGCTCCTCCGATGGAGCATGTATAAATTCCTATAACACACATAAGAGTCTTGAAATTTTCATTGCAAGACTCTCTTCTTTTCTTTCTCTGATCTTTAGCTACGAGTTTATTGGTAAACTCATTCGCGAGATCAATCATGTCTTCACGAGTAAATGTTTCCTCGCGGAGAACATTGTCGTAACCGTCACTGACTGTTATAGTGACAGAATTATCACTATTGTTTTTGTATGTATTCTTTCTAGTTACGACTTTTACTCTTGCGTTTTTAAGTTCTGCGTTATTGTTCATCATAAGTTACCTCTTTCTACCTAGTTGATGAGACTAGGATTTATTA